ATGCCTGATGGCTCTTGGATGTGTGGTAAGGAACACGGTGGTGGTGGCTACAATAAAATAGACCAAGAAGAACTCATCAAGTTCCTTAACATTATGAAAGAAGAATTAATAACAGAGATTAAAATAATTAAGAAATAATGGCAAGTACAGTAACAGCACAAACGCTTACAGTAGACATATCAGAAACTATTACATTAGGTGGAACTAATTATAGTAGCACAAAGTCATTAAGCATTGCTAACATAACAAGTATATTCAAAAGAGTGGTTACTTGCATAGCTAGTCAAACGACAACTATTGCAACATTCAATGGTAATGTTTTTGCTTCAGCAAATGCTATTGATTTAGAAGATACTAAGTACATTAGAATTACTAATATGGATGATGCAAATCCTCTTGAGTTAGCTATCGTAGGTGCAGCAACACTATATCAAGTTGTTTTAGCAGCAGGTGAATCTCATATATTAGGCTCTCCTGATGACTTAATGTTGGCAGAGGCAGACACAAGTCCTAGTTTTGGAACAATGGCTGATATAGCAAGTATTCAAGTGAATCCTGCTACTAATGATGTTGATATAGAAATTTTTGTAGCAAGTATATAATATGGCAAGTAACGAACACAACAGTTTACCTAACGACCAACTTCATAATCCTAAAGATTTTAGTACAGCAAGTAACAATACTGTTCTTACTAAAAACAATGCAGGAAATATATCTTGGCAAGACGATAGGTTAAGAACTACACAATTTGTTAGGGTTTCAGGATTTATGAGTAAATCAGCAACAAGTGAGTTTGCTCCAACATATTCAGGTAATTCAACTCATACCTTTGATACTGTTGTTACTAATCCTACAGCAGATGCTCAAGAAGCAGTTGCACACGCACAACTTTTCTGCACAAGAGGTGGATATGTAAGTAATTTTAGTGGTTATTTAGCATTGACAAGTAGTAGAAGTGTTGAGATAAGATTATACAAAGGTACTCCTACTGATGAAAGTGCTTCAGGTTTTGCTCTTACGCAGCTAGGTGCTACTGTTACTGAAACAGGAGAAGGTAACACTACTCCTAATTTATTTGCAACAGGTAGCCTTTCATCTTCATCTACATTTGCAGCAAATGATGTATTGATCGTAACACTAAAACCAACTGCTGCATCTAGCACAGTTGTTAGATTAAATTCAACAATAGAAGTAGTTTACACAGAGTAATGAAAAAGGGATTGCAAAGAGTAAAAGATATTTTTTGGTATAGCGATAGCGAACCTAATGAGATAATGATTGCTCTTGCCATTACTTTTGTACTTCCTTTAATGATATACAGAGACTTCGTAATACAAAATTGGATGTTAGGTATCTTTGGAATTGTTGCAGGTCTTTTTCAAATATACGCATCACTATGGTGTGGATGTTTAAATAAAAGAATGATAGGTGTTCAGCTTTCTGCAATGGTTTGTTTTATAACTTGTGTAAATTTGTTATCACAAGGATTGCTCATTGGAAGTAAAAGTGCTTGGATTGTAATACTTGTGTTTTCTTTATGGAATATGATTAGAGTATTTCACGAAAAACTTATTAGATAGTGGAAGCAATACAACAGATATTAATTACATTAGCAGCAGTAGCAGGTTCTACTGCATTATGGAACTTTTTAAGTGAAAGAATAAAAGCCAAAACAGAGGCTCGTAAAGATGATTTAAGAAATGATGATGGTATGCAGTACAGAGATGATTTAAAGGATAGAGTTAGAAACTTAGAAAGTTTACTAGCCAAATCATCAGATGAAAAAGATGAGCTTAGAGATACTGTGTTAGAACTTACAAAACAAGTAAGTGAATTATCAGTTAAAGTTGAGTTCTTAGAAAAAGAAAACGAAAGACTTAAAAATTTAAGATAGTGGCAAAAGGCATATCATTTACATTTAGAAAGACAGCTAGGGTTAAAAGAAAAGGAATACACTCCAAGAATAAAAGCAGAACAAAGGGGTCAAAACAATATGTTAAACCTTACAATTCTCAAGGAAAATGATACAAAAAGACTTGACTTTGTCTGTAGGAAACATCATATGGATTATAGGTATCATATTCACTATGGGTATAGCTTATTCTCAAATAGCACAGCTAGATGAAGATATTGTTGTTTTAGAGCAAAGACTTGAAAAAAAGATTAAAATAATTAATGAATGCGAGGACAGAATAGTAGAACTAGAGAAAGAAATCGCTACTTACAAAAATTGTAAACACCATAGATAATATGAATTGTAATTGCGAAAGAGGATTAACAGCTTGTGTATGCCTTATGGCTGAAAACAAAGTTGATGATGTTGAGGTTATTGAGGCTGAAGTTATTTCAACAGGTCTTGATACTGTTCTTAATGAGTTCTATAGCTGGGTTAAAGAAACAGAAGTAGAAGATACTGAAGATTGTGATAGCTAACTAATATATTATGAGTAAGAAGTATAAATATTTTGACATTACAGAATTTGATTCGCCTGATTTACCTGGGTCAGGAGAGGCTATGGAAGATTCTTTTATGGAGATGATTTCAGAAGCTAGAGAGATAGCAGGAATACCTTTTAAAATTAATAGTGGATTCAGAACGATTGAATGGAATCAGCGTGTAGGTGGTCGAGTTGGCTCGAGTCATCTCAAGGCTTGTGCAGCAGACGTGCATTGCAATAATAGTGCTAGTAGAGAAAAGATACTATGTTCATTAATAAAAGCAGGGTTCACACGAATTGGGGTGGGCAAGACCTTCCTACATTGCGACAACGATCCATTAAAACCTTCAGCGATATGGCTTTATTAAGTAAATTATTTAGTTCAGGTGCTAACGACCTAGTTAAAAATGTTGGTGATATTATTGATAAAGTACATACATCAGCAGACGAAAAAGAGTTAGCTAAAAGAGAGATGAAGAAAATAATATTAGATTATGATTACAAGATTCAGCAAGAAGTTACAAAGCGTTGGGAAACTGATATGCAAGGAAATTGGCTCACAAAGTCGGTTAGACCTCTTTCGCTTATTTTTCTACTCATTGTCCTTACAGTTTTTACTTTGGTTGATTTTGGTTTTGTAAACCTAGAAATCAAAGATTCTTGGATTGATTTGTGGCAACTTTTAGCCATTACTGCTTTTGGAGCATACTTTGGAGGTCGTTCAATAGAAAAAACTAGGAAATAATGTTTTGTATCTGTATTTTCATTATATTTGTATTGTGATTTTTTGATTTTCACGATTTTCATAGTTTACATTGTTTTGAGACCCTACTTCCTGTAGGGTTTCTTTTTATATGATTTTTTTCGTATATTGCAAAAAAATATGAAAATGTCCAAACAATTTAGACCTCGCCTTTCCCAAAAAGAATATGAACTAATACAACAGCACAGAAATGGTAGTGGAGTTGGTATTATTGGAGACACTCACGAACCATTTTGTCATCCTGATTATAGAGATTTTTGCTATGAAGTGTTTGATAAATTTGGTGTATCACAAATAGTACACATAGGAGATGAGGTTGACAATGCTGCACTTTCATATCACGAGAAGCTAACAGATATGCCTAACGCTGAAACTGAAGCAGAACAAGCACAGAAGGCTATGGAGAAGTGGTATGCTACGTTTCCTGATGTTAAGGTTTGTGTTGGTAATCATTCTGCACTACCATTTCGCCAGGCAACTACAGCCGGGATTCCTAAAAGGTTTTTGAAATCATATGAAGAGATATGGAATGCTCCTAAAGGTTGGAAGTGGGAGTTGAATTGGGAGATTGACAATGTTATATATGAACACGGAACAGGATCATCAGGTGCTAGAGCAGCAGTCAATAGAGCTACTGCAAATAGACAATCTACTGTTATAGGTCATTGTCATTCCTTTGGTGGTGTAAACTATATGGCTTCTCGTAGTGATTTAATCTTTGGAATGAATGTAGGATGTGGCATTGATGTAGATGCTATGGCATTTTCTTATGGTAAAAACTTTCCTAAAAAGCCAACTCTTGGCTGTGGTGTAGTCCTTGATGGTGGTAAGACTGCACTATTTATACCTATGGATTTAGGTTCTAAAATAATTCATATCTAGTAAAAAAAATATTTATAATTTTTTTGTTTGTTTTTAAAAAAATTTGTTTAGCTTTGTCAAAGTATTAAACATTAAAACAATTAATTATGGATGGAATCAAAGTAGAATCAGTAAAACTAGGTGATGTATTATTTTACCTAGATAGTAAGATAGAATTACTAGATGGTCTTCTTAAAGACGATGAAAGAAAAGAAGTAGCAGAAAGGAACAAATCAGATAGAAACATATACCTTGTTGAATGGTATAATGGTAGAGTAGCTAAAGGTTCTTATGCTGTAGATGTACTTAAAGAACTCCGAACACAAATCGTTAACCTTAATAAATAATATTATGTCAGAATTAGTTAAAGAAACTAGAAAAGAAGCATTAGGTAGATTATTCAAGCAGAATGGTCTAGTGCAAGAAGATGTGTACAAAGACAAGAGAGGCTTTGTAATTATCACAAGAACAGGTATTGATAAGATTATCAGTAATAGAAACATCACTTTACAGTATGAGCCAATTGTTATGGAAAAAGATTGGGTAGTATTAAGATGCGTTGCTGAAATGGTAAAAGGAAAAGACATAGGTCATACAAGGGTAGAATCTTTTGGCGAAAGCAGTAAAGAGAATACTATGGGTATGGCAGGTAAGTTTCCTGTTGCTATGGCAGAGAAACGAGCAAAGTCAAGAGCAGTATTAATGTTGACAGGCTTCTACGAGCAAGGGGTTTATGGTCAAGATGAAATGGCAGAATAATGGTTCTTGATTGGATAGATGATATATTTGAGGAAGAGCCTATCAGTAATAGTCAGATAGCTATTATTGAAACTCTTCTTCCTCGAGTACCTTACGAAGAATCGACTAAAAAAGAAATAGAAAGTGGACTCCTGGAACTTAATTATAATGAAGCATATAAGTTAATTATGAAACTGAAGGATGATTATATTCCTAGAGACCCACAAGAACAATGGAAAAAAATGTTTAAAAATGGCTATTAAGAAACACGCAATGACTAAAGAGGGTGCGATAGTTGCAATCACTAGAAAGCAAGTTAATCAAATCAATAGTAAGGATTCAAAGAAAAATGATCCTGCTCACTTTGGAATAAGAAAAACTTTCATAGATTTGTATATGTCACAATCTGATGAACAAATAAAAGAAACATACCTCATAGAGTTTGGGGTAGAATTGGAAATCGTAAAACAAAGATAATGTACACAAAGATTATTAAAACAAGAGCAAGAAACGAGTTTGAAGAGATGTTAAGATGTGAAGGCATATCAAAGAGAAGATTTGGTATGATAATAGGAGTCAAAGGCTCTACCATCGAGAAATACATTGATGACCCAGGATTTATTAGAGTATCACAAATAGAGAAGTTAGCAGAGCATTTAGATGCAGATGCGACAACTATATTTAAGCTAATCAATGAGGATTATGCTAGAGAGTTAAGAAGAGAAGGTAAATACGAAGAAAGTTACTTTAATAAATAATGGATATATTAGAAACTATAGCAACTGTTGTGACCAAGGTTCACAAGGTTCGAAAAGATGAGTTCTTTAGTAAGAACAGAAAAACAGAATTGGTAGAAGCTAGAAGGCAGATGATGGCTATCTCTAGGAATGAGTATGGATTATCTACTGTAAAGATTGGTAGGTATCTAAACAGAGACCACAGCTCTGTAGTACATCATTGTGTAAAGCACGATGACCTGATGGATGTAGACAGGGTGTATAGAGATAAGTTTGAAAAGACTTTAAATCTTATTACTCTGATGTCAAAGCGACCAAGCGAAGTAAAAACGATCTATGACATTTTGCACAAGCAAGACGAAAAGATTGCAGCTCTTCAGAAGAGTTACGATTCACTCTCTGAAAAGTATATTAGACTAAAAGAATCAATTACTAACCTTAATACTTTAGCAAATGGCTGAAAAGAATTATGTAACTAGTAGCATCAAGAAGGTGACTACACAGTATGGTGAACTTATGAATTGCAACTTTAAGCTAGAAGACTTACAGAAGTTGGAAAGCAACGGTTGGGTGAGCATTACAATTGCAGAGAGAAAAGAACCTTCAGAGAAGGGTGCTACTCACTACGCATTTGAAAATACTTACAAACCTGAACCTAAACAGGAGTCTAAAAAGACTGTTGTAGAAGATGATGGATTACCATTCTAAATTGTTGATGGAGGGTGTAAAAACCCTCCACAATACTTTCGATGTAGAGATTATGACATTTCAAAAGAAACATACAGAGAATGAACTAAAAGTATTTGAAGCAGTATCAAAACGCTTCAAAAGAGAAATCTACCCTGCAATCAATCCTTACTCCAGGTTTGATGGTGAAGATGATGAATATATCTACGAGATCAAGTATAGAGATAAGTATTACGACCCTACGATGATAGAGTTTGACAAATATTCTTTCAATCTATTATATGCAAAGAATACCAATAGAGATTTTATTTATTGTGTAGGACTACAGTTAGAGAACTGTTTTATAGTGCATATCTTTAATCTAACGACCTTAACGAGAAGGAATCACGACTTTGGATGGGAATGGAGAAAATTACCACAGACATCACATTTTGATAATAACAAAAAAATTGATAAGTTTGTGGGGTATATGAAAATCAAGGAAGCAATTAAATCAATCACAGTAAAAGAATAACAATGGCAAAACGAATGACAGACACGGATAAGTGGAAGAAAAGATTCATACGAGAGATGAAACCTCAACACAAGTTACTATGGTTCTACATTTTAGATGACTGCAATCACGCAGGTATCTGGGAGGTAGATATGGAAGTAGCATCATTAAGAATAGGATTTACAATAACTGAAGATGACATACCACAGTCTTTTAATGACAGGGTAATATCTTTTGACAATGGCGATAAGTGGTTTATCCCTGAATTTGTAGAGTATCAATATGGTGAATTAAATCCTAATTCTAACGTACATAAATCAGTAATTTCTTTATTACAAAAGTATAATCTTGAAGGGTACCTGAAGGGTTCACAAACCCTACCTAATAGGGTTCAAGATAAAGATAAAGATATAGTTATAGTTAAAGAAAAAGCTAAAGCTAAAAGATTCCAAAAACCAACAGTTGAAGAGGTTCAAGAGTATTGTAATGAGCGCAATAACTTTGTTGATCCACAAAAGTTTTACGACTATTATTCTTCTAATGGATGGAAGGTAGGCAAGAACTCAATGAAAGATTGGAAGGCTGCTGTAAGAACTTGGGAAAAGAATACTACATCTAATCAATCTAAAGGTAAGATAGAACAATCACTAGACACTTGGCAAGAGGCTAGACAAATGATAAACAATGGATAAGAGTAAACAAATTTGGTACAGATTCAGCAATGATATTGAGCAATTAAATTTAGATTGCGTTGATCTATTGAGTAAGTGTTATATGATGCTAGGACAAAGACCTGACACACAGCAAGTTGTAATGATGGCAAAGTTCCTGGTAGATGATTTAAGTAAGTTATATCCATCTATGGAAATGGAAGAAGTGGCATTTGCCTTTGAGCAAGGAATAAGAAACTCTGAAAGTGGTGGTTTTGTAAATGTTCGTAATTGGAACATATGGCTCAAGGAACATAAAACTAAATCTGCACTACAAAGACAGCAAAGATTAGTAACTGATTATCAAAAGCATCAGCAAGGACAAAAGATGATTGATGCAACTATAAACAAAGCAAAGAGATTAAAATGACAAAAAGACCGATTTATTGGGCAAAAGTATTTTATAAAGTGGCTAAAAAGAAAAACATCAGGCAAGTATGGAAAGATTACGAAAGTGAAGCATTCGTAACTACAGGTGATGTCAGAGAGTTAAGCAAAGATCAAGACTTTTTAAATAGGATAGCCATAAAAGCAAAAAAGAATATTAAGGATGTTGATTTAGTAATAAAGTCTATACAGTTCATTAGTCAACACGGAGAAACTAACGATAGATTTTAATTATGAAAGATTATAATTGGGAAAGGAAGAACATAAAAAAGGTAGATAAAATTCTGGAGATCAATGATTGTATCGAAAAAAACCTTTCAGAAAACAGTACACCTGAAGAAAGAGAATCAGCAATGAAACTTATAGAACATAACATATTGAAAATCAAGGACTTATGCGAGTTGACATATTCTTTGATTGTCATATCTGATAAACATAATATTTTAAAAGATGAGTAAGATTAAGTATCAAAAGATTTGGAAGATAGACAGTAGTGTATATGAATACGATTTGTCTGATGTAAAGTTAGACCTTCCTAAAATTATTAATACAGACATTTCCTTTCAGTTGATGTTTGGATTACCTGAAGATGGCAGGATAGAAAAAGAAAGAATAAGAAAGCACCACGAGTCCTGGACTCCTACGGTGTATAAAGAGGATTAGTATGGAGACTGTATTTTATATATCTTTGCTTTTGTGGAACTTATACCAACACTTCCAAATAAAACATCTCAAAGAGGATGTTGAAATAAATGACGAGGGGGTCAGGGGGGTAGAGGGGGGTCTGCAAAAAACCGACAAAAGATTAGATGATGTTGCGAGAAGTCTCGATGACCATATTAGGGAATACACCAAGCAAAAGCAATCAATACAGAATTGCCAGGGGAAGGATGTACAAGTCAAAGCAACTAAAACAATACGAGGACTTATTTCTAATACAATGTCAACAGTACAGGGATTTATTGATAGATCAGGAATTTGGAATCAAGTTAGAAGTGTACTATCCCTCAAGAAGGACAGACCTAGACAACTCTCTGAAAGTGATATTGGATTGTTGTCAGAAGGCAAAGATAATTAAGAATGATAATAAATGTATTAGAATTGAAGCTGATAAGTTTATTGATAAAGAAAATCCACGAATTAATATTTTAATATATGAAATCTAAAATGAGATTTTGGAATCAAACATCGACTGCTGTTGAGTCTGCTGAAACTGATGAAACTGTTGGACAAAGGATTCCTGGATACTATATAGGTAAGGTGTATGGGTACGAAGCTAGGAAGGTAGTTGAAGATTGGAATCTTTCCTACAACGTAGGTACTGCCACGACCTATCTCTTGCGATGTGGTAAGAAAAAAGAGCAAGGTATGAGTGACAATGCAAAACATATTGAAGACATAAACAAAGCAATAAATCATCTAAAATTCGAAATAGAAAAATTGAGTAATGAAAAATAAAGTAAGCAAATGCTGTGGCTCAAATGTAGTGTTGAGAGTATTTCACGCACTCGGTCAGAAGTATTTTAAATGTATGAGGTGTAATCAGTTTTGCACCACTAAAATTAAATAAAGAACGATGTCAATTCCTAGAACTGAACGTAAAGATAGAAGAGGTGGTGGCTATGCTAGGCGCAAATTTACCTTTGAAGAAGCAGAGAAGATACGCAAAGAATACTTTGATGGTGGTATAACTCAAGAAGAATTAGCACTAAAGTATAAGGTATCTCAACCTCTGTTAAATCAACTCTTATCTTACAAGACATACAAACGGTAGTCTTATACCACGAAAACCCCGTAAAACGAATCTTACGAGGTCTGCGAGGTGGTGTCTAGATTAAGACACACTATATTCAA